AAATAAACCCCCACATTACAATCAGGGCGGTATGGAAGCCATAGACTACATTAAACAGCAATTAGGTGAGGGGATTGTTGACTACTGTGAAGGCAATGTGCTAAAGTATTTACATAGGTGGCGCTACAAGAACGGGCTACAGGACTTGCAGAAGGCTCAGTGGTACTTAAATAAGATGGTCAAAGAACAATCGGAGCTGGAATGAAAGTAATTCAAGGAAACTTTGGTGAAAAAGCCAACGAAGACAAGATAACAGTACCTTTGGTATTCAACGCAATCACTGAGAAGGAAGACCTAACCACCTATGAAGATGCTTTCTGTGTTGTCAAGTCGGAGGAGTTTATTGTTGTGTCTACCAATATGGACACTCTTGACTTATACTTCTTACTGGATCAATTAAAATTATCACTATTAACTGGAGGGGACTACGAACTCTAATGGATCAATATCAACAATACATACATAAATCACGATACGCACGTTACTTGGACGATGAGGGACGCAGGGAGACTTGGGACGAGACAGTTAATCGCTACATTGATTTCTTTGTAGAGCGTGGATCAATAGATCAGGGGCAAGCCTTTGAGCTATTCAACGCTATCAGGGACATGCAAGTAATGCCCTCCATGCGCTGTATAATGACCGCAGGGGCGGCTTTAAAGCGGGACAACGTAGCAGCCTTTAACTGTTCTTACCTGCCCATAGACAGCCCAAGATCCTTTGATGAGCTTATGTACATCCTCATGTGCGGTACGGGCGTAGGGTTCAGCGTTGAGCGGGACTACGTTAATCAACTCCCTGTGGTTGCTGACAGCTTCCATGACACGAAGACAACCGTTGTGGTGTCCGACAGTAAGGTAGGCTGGGCTAGTGCCTTCAGAGAGCTTATAAGCCTCCTGTACGCAGGTAAGGTTCCTAAGTGTGACTTGACTAAGGTTAGGGCTGCGGGTGCTAGACTCAAGACCTTTGGCGGTAGAGCCAGTGGGCCACAACCTTTGGCTGACTTGTTTAACTTCTCAGTGGACTTGTTCAAAGGTGCAGCAGGGCGCAAGCTAACGTCCCTTGAGTGCCATGACTTAGTGTGCAAGATTGCAGACATTGTAGTCGTTGGTGGTGTCCGCAGGTCTGCCCTAATCTCTTTAAGCAATGTTACTGACAATCGTATGGCTAACGCTAAGAACGGTGAATGGTACATCAGCAACGGTCAAAGAGCCTTAGCAAACAACAGTGCTGTGTACTCTGAGAAGCCTGACTTTGACACCTACTCATCCGAGATGAAGCGTCTGTATGACTCTAAGTCTGGGGAGCGTGGGATTTTTAGCCGCATTGCAGCACAGAATGTAGCGGCACGTAACGAGCGCAGGGATGCGACATACAAGTTTGGGACTAACCCCTGCTCTGAGATCATCCTACGCCCCTATCAGTTCTGTAATCTCTCTGAGGTGATTGTACGCACAGACGATACCTTGCAGACCCTTAAAGAGAAGGTACGCCTAGCGACCATCTTAGGGACTCTACAGGCTACCCTTACGGACTTCCGATACCTACGGAACATCTGGAAGCGTAACACTGAGGAAGAGGCTTTGTTGGGTGTCTCAATGACGGGCATCATGGACTGTAAGCTGACCAATGGTTCTACAGGTGAGGAGGCTTTGGGTAAGCTTCTGGACAACCTGAGGACTGTAGCTGTTGAGACTAACCGACAGTGGGCCTCAGCTCTGGGTATCAACCAGTCAGTAGCCATTACGTGCGTCAAGCCCTCTGGTACTGTCTCACAGTTGACTGACAGCGCCAGTGGTATTCATCCACGCTTTAGTGACTACTACATCCGTACTGTTAGGGCTGACAAGAAGGATCCTCTGGCTACCGCTATGATTGACAGAGGTTTTCCTCATGAAGAGGACGTAATGAATAACTCTAATTGGGTATTCTCGTTCCCTCAGAAGGCTCCTAGCAAGGCTGTGACTGTGGAAAGCATGGGCGCTATGGAACAGCTAAGGCTCTGGAAGACCTATCAAGACCATTGGTGTGAACATAAGCCCTCCATGACTTGCTACTATAACGACGACAATTTCTTTGCTGTCTGTCAGTGGATCTGGGAGAACTTTGATAGCGTTAGTGGAATCAGCTTCCTCCCAGAAGCCGAGCACGTATACAAGCAAGCTCCTTATCAGAAGATAGATAAAGAAACATATCAGAAGCTGTCTAAAGAGATGCCTAAGGGGATGCATTGGGATATTGAGGAGTCCAGTGATAATACCGAAGGGGCGCAAACCTTAGCTTGTGTAGCTGGAGTCTGCGAGATATAAACTTAGGGGGCGCAATGCCCCCTTTTGTTTACTACTGTTCTTCCTGAGGCTGTCCTGAGAGCATACCAGCCCCCTGTAAACCATAGTTACCCGCCAGTGCTGCATTAGTAGCTACTCTAGGTATTTGTCCAGCAAGCTGTCCCATGGTGGGACTAAAGTTATCAGCCTCCTGTGCTATCCTTTGATTGACCCTACGGGCTACCCCTGACCTTGAACCGTAAATAGGGTCTTTTGGGAAAGGTGTCGGCTCTACTCCGATTGCAGAATACTCTCCAACAACCTCTCCCCCTAACCTTTTAGAAGATCCTTGTTTTATCTGACCATCTTTCGTATAAGAAGGCTTGATAGTATCTAAGGATTCTCCTAACTCTCCTGACAGCCTTCTTCTAGCCCCTAGCTGAGATTCTTTATTTTTATAGGTATCTTTACCCCTTCCTTTATAGATATTATATTGCATGGGTGGGAATATAGTTAAAAGAGGTTTCCCGTCTACAGGATCAAAACCCATCATATCGTGCCTATCGCTAACAATTACGTTTACGTTACCGTTACGATCCATAGTTGTAATACGATTAACCCCGCCAAGCTCTTTAGCACCCGCTTTGAAAGAATCCTGTACTGTAAATAACTCTTGTTCAGGATTCCACACCAGCTTAGGCTCAGACTTTAGTTTTCTTATAGCGTCTACCGAAGCATTTCTTTGTTTCTGAGTAAGCTTTTCATCAGCGTTTACCCTGCGTATTAGGTCTTTTTCAGGAATAGTTAATGTTCTTCCTTCAGCAGCTCTTACTACTTCTTGAGGAGAAGCCGTTTTTAAATCAATACCCGTGTCCTTAAAGTTTGTAAAAAACTGGCTTGTTCCGTCACTTCGCTGCATCCTAGCTTGATCCGTCATGCTGTGCTGCTTATCGGGGTCTTTAACTATAATGGCTGTGTTATTTCTTTGCCCGTCTTTAATACCCCAAGTATTATAAATTCTATCCTGCAAGTATTCTTGGTTCTTTGGAGACATGGCGGGGTTCTCAGGAGCTTTTGTTGCCATGGTTCGGGGAGCTTCAAAGACCATAGAATTAAACCTCTGTCTTGACGGCCCCATATCAGACTCTAATACATTTAGGTTTTCAAAGTTCTTCTGTATAAACTCAGGTATGTCTTCACCCATCTGTTTCCTAAATAAATAATTATAAGCCAAACCGCCTTCAGTCATAGAGCCATAACCTTTGTGTTTTTTATCAAAAGCTTCAAGCTCTGTGATAGCTCTGGAATCTCCTGCATCCACTTTAGAGGCCAAAGCTGTTCTTCTGGCTACCAGAGCCTCTGCTTTTTTAGCTTGCCTTACAAGACCTTTAGTAATTCCTGTTTCTGACTGTAAAGCTAAAGCTTTAGGATTAAAAGCTGAAGCTAAAGAATCTTTAGCTCCATAAGCCGCTGCTTCAAGCACACCAGCAGCCATTATAAGAGGATTTCCAGAATAAAACCCTCTGACTTCAGTAGGCATGTTGCGAGCAATGCCGTTAGCTATTTTAGCAATAGGCGTTACACTTAGGATATTGCCAAAAGCTCCTGCAACTTTAGCAGCTCTAGGGTTTTCTTCAGCAGCTTTTATAACAGCGCGTCCTATTTCTGTATCAGCAGCAGCCATAATACCTTCTTGTAAAGGTTTTTCTATGTACTTCTGATACGCAGCCTCTACCCCAAACTCGTCTGGAACAGCCAAGTCTCCCGCAACGCCTAAAACATTTCCAGCAAGACCACCAAATAAACCTATAACATCTCCTGTAGATGTTGCCAAACGAGTAGCCGCTGCTATTGGTCTGTTTAAAACAGGCCCTTGATTCAAATCGTCCACTAAAAGCTGATTGTTTTCCATAGTCTTATCAGCATACTCTTGAAAAGTATCCCCTACTTCATCATAACCTTCTTGTAAAGCGGCTAAAAAACGCGAAGGGTCATTAGACGGTTTGTCTTTAGCTCTGAGATTTATACTAGCCATTACTCAACTTCTCCTTCTTCCCTAACGTCCTGCATATAAGCAATAACAGCAAGACGGTCTGCTTTAAGTTGTTTTAACAAAGCCCCGTCTGCTTTCTTAATTGCTTTGTTTAAGCCTGTTAAAGTAAGACCTAAAGTTTGTTTAAGTG